TATTTGACGTTCTGTGTTTAGTTGGTCATCGGTTTTAGAATTAAACTCACCTGATTTACGTGAACGAATCACATACCCATCTTCCACTTCATGCATAGCACTATCTTCATCAATCATACGGTCACGCCTAACCTGTTCTGCATCACGACCGCCACGACCCTTAAATTCACGCGTTTCTGCTTGACGCATCCATTCTAACGTTTCATCAAAACGTTCCTGTGCTAGAAATTTGCTTAACTCACCGGGAGTCATATCCATCAACTGAGCACGTTTAATTCCACGCTTCAGATTATCCTTCTCCAACTGACCCATGAGTTCTGCTTCACCTGAAGTAGGTCCGCGCTGTTCCTTTTCCAACTTTATAAGAATCGCTTCTTTACGCTTGGTATAATAGTCCTCCCAATTACTGTACTTCTTTCCCTTGCCATAACCGATAAGAGATGCAACATACGAGTCAATATTCTTTGCCCTGCCATCAAATTGATGCGGCTTTGAATCAATATAAGCTTTGATAAAGTTTGTATTTCTTCCCTCATCAATCATCTGAATAACAGCTTCCATTTCACGTGGATACACTTCCACCGAAATCCTGCCTGTTTCTCCGTAAATCAACTTACTAAACGCATCCACCGCTTCTGCCTTACGTGCCATGTGAATGTACTCACTGCCATTTTTACCCGATGTGTAAATCTTGCCCCACTTCTCAATCGCGCCGCTTCCTTCATACTGTAACTCTGTTAAATCTTCCTTAACAAAATCAGACAACTTCGGTTCAGCAGGATATTCAGGTTTAGCAGGTGCTTCATCCAATTCAGGTTTAACAGGATTCTTTGTGTAGGGACGTTTAGGCGCAATCGGTTCATCCACGTTCAGCGTAACCTCTTCTGGTTTCACCGGAGTAGAACTTCCTGCAAACTTTGCTTCCAACTCATCAGACTGCTGCTGAATCATAGCTAATGCTTTCTCGTACTGGTCCTTGTTTTTAATCTTCTTCAAGTCAAGATTAGACAGTGCATCACGATACTGTGTTTCTGCGATATCTAGCGCTTCACGTCCACCATCCAAATCCTGCACCGTCTTAGAACGTAAAGTAGTCAGTTCGCTCATCTTATCAGACAAGTTAGTCAACTGCTGTTCCGTCTGAACACGTTCTGTTTCCAAACCAGTACGTAAACGTTGCACTTCCTTCATGTTGAGAAGTTTGGTTGAACGTTTAATCTCATTAAGCAGTGTTTTATCCTGAAGTGCTGCAATCAGTTGCGTCTGTTCGTTCGGGTCAAGATTCAAGTTCTGCTTCACGTAATCACGAATTAATTGTTCTTCCTTCACTTTATCCGCGTGGAAACCCTGTGTCTTTGCCACAAACTCCATCACATCATAAATACGTGCCGGTTCACTGGAAGCTAATTTGATTAAGCCATGCTTATTACTCAGTGCTTTCCCAATCTTACTACCGTACAAGTTCTTACGCATCTGTGCATACAGGAAACTATTTGGACTATACTGACCAATCATCTGTGCTGCTTTTGCTGTACCGGGAAGCTCCACATGCACATCCGAAAGCTTCTTCATGGCATCTCCGACTTTCGTCCCGCGTATCGGTTTTGATGCGAGACGTAATAGAGGGTTTGCAATGCTGTGCTTCACACCAACACCAAGTCCCACCCCTTCACGGTTTGTTCCAAGAAGCTCATGGAAACGTGTAGAAAGTTTATCCGCTTCTGCTGTAAGTGACGCTTCATCCAATACCTTCCCTGTACGCTGTGCTTGTTCTGATACGATAGTCTTCGCGACATCTGGTGTCATCGTACCCTTCTTCATCGCTTTCACACCATCATCCGTAATACCTGGAATTGTACTAGCCGCTTCTGCAAGAGCCTTCCCACTTGCAGCTGCACGTCCAGTACCTTTAATCGCCGCACCCACACCAAACGTCATATACGTGGTAGGGTCAAGCAGTACGTCTAATGCGAACCCTGTCACACCTTTTGTTACTTTGCCAAACGTAGACTTCGGTTTCCAGCCGCTTTCCTCCATTACCTTGCTGTACGTCATCTCACCTGCTTCATGACCATCACCAAATGGATTACTCGCTTTCACTCCATCCTTCACACCCTGCCAAACACCTTTCCAACCCATATCCTTGTTGATGGTGTTGTTGGCAATACTTGCACTGACGTAGTTCCCAATCAATAATGGGTCAAAGATACGGTCAAGCGTGCCGCGTTCATTCGGAACAATCGGAGCCTTATCCTTTGCATCACCTGATGTGAAACCTGTTAATCCACGTACAATGGAATCATCTAACATATTCTTTGTGTAATCGGAACCTAAGTTACCCTTCTCCTTCGCATCAAGAAACTTACGGAACTCATTTGCAGTGGAGTAATCCAATCCCATTGATTTAGTGTAATTGGCAAACTTCTGGTCGTACGACTTCCCCATTTCCTTCGGAAGAGCATGGAGCATATCCTTCTCCCACTTGTAGGAATTACCCTTAAAACTTGTCTGTGTCTTCTTAGCAGTAGGAGCAAGCCGAAGCTTGCCCACACTTTTCATGTCGCCACGTTCTAACGCCTGCTGGTTCTCTTTGTCACGGCGTTCTTTATCCTTCTTATAGGCTGCATATGCTTTATCATTACTCGCACTATTGAACAGTCTGACTACCATAAACGTGCTCCTCTCTTAACCACCCATTATCTTCATCTTCTCATATGCTGTCAGTGTTGGGTTGTTTGCTAACGACGGAATCGACCCGAATACACTGCCTCTATTGTCCATCACACTTGTCTTTTTAGGAGAGGTAAGAACCTGCATACGCTTTACATAATCATCATATGATGTGGTTTGTTTTGATGCGACAAACTCATTGAAATTCTTTGCCATGCTGGATGTATCTCCTAAATCATAAGAAGGTGTGTTTTGTGTCTTTCCACCTCCTCCCCCACCACCGTTAAAAGAACGTGATGCAAGTGCCTGCGCCATTGCCTGCATGTTGCTGTACTCACTCTGTTTCAACTGGAATAAACCTTCATTCAATGATTGGTCAGCACTAGCACGTGCACCTGTGATGTTGTAGTTATAATCTGTTCTTGCCTGATTCACATCCAAGTCCTTCTGCTTTGTGATAGAAGCAATACGGTCAGTAAGTGCATTCACACGTCTTGTACGTTCTGTTGAGAACTCTGTCTGCTGTGTGTTCTTACGCGCCACATCCCCTTGCTGAAGGGCAATCATCTGCTGCGAGTTCTGAATCCCGCGGTCAAATGAGGAAATGTTCGTCAGTTGTGAGTCACGATAAAGGTTCGCATCCAACTGTTTCACTGCCCCATCAAAAGCAAGGTTCGCTTCCTCAATACTGAGCTGACCGGTCTTAACAGCTTCATCAAACGCACGCTGTATCCCTGAAACCTGTTCATCACGTGTCTTGGCAAATCCTGCTTCCTGCTGCTTGTACTGTGCATCACTGCTGTTACGAAGAAAATCTTCCATTGATTTTAGCATCGCATTACGCTCTGCTTCACTTTGCGCTGCTGCGCTGTATCCACCACCTGCAGAACCACCACCGCCTGTACCTCCTGCACTTCCTGCCCCACCTGCAGTCCCTGAAACAGGCTGTGAAGAAACAATGGCAGGTTGTGCTTGACTGTACCCTGCAGTTTTGCTAACCACCTTAGACGGGTCTGTAGCAGTCATTACTGGACGTGCCTGACTGTATCCTGCTGTTTTGCTGACGGGCATTGTGTTCGCGTTAAGCGGAGCCGACTTCGGTGCACTGTACGGGTTTTGCTTCAAGTATTTTAACGTGCTATTAGTGTTTTGATTCCTTACAATCGGTGAAACAAGTCCATTCGACTTCCCACCTGTTTGATTTGCGTATGCCATCACAATTCTCCTCTCTAAATAAGGGAAGAAAGGTTATCCTCTCTCCCCACATTATACCATATTCTACTAGACTAACACTATCTCTATCTTCTTAACATTCTTCTCCACGTGCTGCTTTACAAGGTTTGCAATACCTTCTGCTGAATCAAAAGCACCTACCTGCACACCGTCCACAATCACACGATGAACATGACCGTTTGTTACAGGTTTTGCAACAGGAGCAGGTGGAGCAGGTGGAGCAGGTGGAGCAACATATTTCTTCTTTAAACCAAAGTGTTTCGCAATACCATTTGCAATACGTACAGCACACACAGCACGGTAAGAACTACTCTTTAACTTGGCTAAATCTGATGCGTTTGTCATAAAGCCACACTCTATCAACACAGCATCCATTGCTGTTTCACGAAGTACATGAAAGTCTGCACGTCTAACTCCACGATTCGCTATGGTTGTATCTGCTTTTAACTCTGCGTTAATTGCATTTGCTAGATTCAATGTACTTGCACCAGTAGAAGTGTAAATGAACACTGTTTCACCATTTGCACTAGAAGAACTGAATGCATCTGCATGTATACTGATGAACGCATTCACCTTTAATTGATTCGCCAAGTCCGTCCGAACCTTCAATGCCGTATCCACACCATCACTCAAGTTGTGTGACAAATGTGTACTCACGTTCTCATACTTACCTAATTCTGCAGCAAGCAACTCAACTACTGCTTTATTAAACTCAAACTCTCTCATACCTGTTACACGCTTGCCTGCCGTGTTAATGTCGTGACCTGCATCCAGCATAATCTTAACCATGTTATCTCCTCCTTAAGTTAAACTAAAACGAATATTGTTTAAACTTGCCCATGACGGTTTGCTTTGAAAGATTTGAACTACACCTGTTCCGTGATTAATCTGTCCATTCCCAAATACATCGGATGAACCAACAGAACAAACAGTTGAAAAATAAATAGTCTTAGTCGGTCTATATCCAACAGGAAGAGTAAAAACTGTTGAAGTAGTACTTAAAGTACCTGCAACAAAACCTTCCAAACAGACAAAACCTAAACTATCTTTCTTGTAACGCGCAATAGGATAAGAATTTGCATTGAAATTAGTCCAACCATTCTCAAGAACAGCCGAAACCCAAGTAGAGTCAAGAGTTTCTTTATTGTTAAGAAGAGCGATTAGCTCATTTAATTTTGCTTTAACAGCTTCATTGTTTAAATCAAACGCTTCCGGGTTAATAATCTCATCAAACTTAAAATCTGGATACGGTATCGTTAAATCTTGAACTGCCATCCTTCATCACCTCTTCCCACGTAATTCATATTCACCATTTACTTGAAACACACGCATCGGCTGATTCAGCTTCTCCACACTTCTTACCTCCCACGTTCTGCTAAGATTATGCCACGTGTAATATTGCGAATCACCTGTGTTGTAGTACGTATCTTCATCCTGCATACCCTGCATACTATTTAATTCGACAGTCGATGCCACATTCCCTTTCACATCATACGAATTCGCTAAACGTATTTTAATGTTCCGTGCACGTCTTCCCACGGTAAAAGGAAGAGAAGGATTTGTATTTCTTGCGCTGTACCTGTCTCCAAAACGTGCCGTACCAAAACGTGCTACTTGATTCGGAATACTCACCTGACCTTCGATGTCGTTGAAATCAAGTTCAAACCCAACACGTATATCGGATTCATACCCTGTGTAAGAGTATGCCAGTATGAAAACATCACGGAACTGTTTGTACGTACTTGGCTCATCAAAATCAATGCTGCCGCTTTCCCAAAACGCTAAATACGGTTTGCCTTGGTCAAGGTAATGGTCAGAAAACTCACACAATTGTCCAGCTTCATTTCCCCACATTAACGTGTAATCCTTACTATGGAATGAACGTATGTCCAAATTATCCAACACCGTCCATGCACGAAGTTTATAATTGTACACGAACACAAACCCTTGAATACTCACATACCACAGATTATCGTGGAACAGCGTGCAGCTGGTCAGCATGTCTTCCCTATCAAGTCCGAACGGGAACCCTCGGAAATCAAGGTTATCGTTCAGCATTTGTGTTGCCAGTATCTTCTCCACTGTACGTGAGTTACTCATACCGTACGCATTTCCGTCGTATCCAATAAAGAATAAAAAGTTGTGCGCCACATTCATACATTTGTTGTTCATAAATCCTGTGTGCGTGTTCAAACGTTTCAACTCAAACATCTCAGCACCAAGGTCCGGGTTGTTCGTCACACCTGTAATCACGTGAATATCACGTTTCCTCCCAACCAGCACGGAGTTATCATACACCGTTAACCCTGTCACGCTGTCAGAGTTCGGAGGAACCTGCAGCGGCATGCTTGGAGGGAAATAAAACGGATTCCCTGCGTGACTGATGAACACATTGTCATCATCCTTTGCGTTTCCTGATACGTACAATCTCCCTTTTAAACTTGTAAGGAAACGTGGATTCTCAGGAACGGCACTCACACCGAGATAAGGGTCATTCTTCTCATTGGTACACGGTTCATACCACACCTTTTTATTCGTGTAATCATACACCATCACACCACGCACGTGAGTCGTATCTAAGGCAGTGTAAGTCGTTGGTGTGCTTACTACCTTCAAATCAATATACGAAGCCGTAGGGGTACCTACAATACGTTCATACGTGCTGCCGGTTTGTGGGAACTTCCCATACGCACGTAAATTCACACCATCCACAAACATGTACCGACCCAGATAATTCTCCGCATCCACACCTGTTCCACCTTCAAGTGTGATAGTGTTATAAGAACCGTTATTATTGATGAGCATGCTCGTATTCCCAGCACGTACAAACTGTGGATTGTCATTGTATGGCTCATACTCACCAAGATGTGTCATCGGCTCCGTAAACACTTTATCATCCACTAACTGCGAACCCTTCCTCTTCTCCAACACCGTGTCATCATAAAACATCATGTTCACCATGTTCGCACCTTCATTATTCGCGGTTAACGTAGAACGGTTATTCAACCCTCCGCTGAAGTTCATGATGTGAAAAGGGATAATCCGATTCTGCGGTGGATTCACACGCTGTATAAATGCCATACCTTACACCTCCTCATCTGCCAGCGTGTCAAAACTACCAGTATCATTTGATGAAGTTGTGCCATCTGCATGAAGTTTTAGGAAGTAATTATCACTCACATAGAACGAGTCATTATCACCTGTCACCTCAATACCATTTGTATCCACAATCACTACACGCCCATCTTCCACTGCAATACGTAACTCATCCATCTTCGTCTCAAACTCGTTCATGTACGTGGTAGCTTGGTAGTTTCGTTCATCTTGTGCAAAACACCTTGCTGTTGCGAACATTGGAATAAGACTGTGATAGGCTTGCGGAAGGTGTGTCGGTTCCACATTATCACCTGCCAAATACTCCATATCCTTCATCATCGGAAGAATCTGTTTGATACGGTCAATTCCCTCATCAAGAAAATCCAAGATGTCCTGCTCACGAAAAATGGAAGATGTTAAATCACGGGTGAGACTTCTTACTCGCTGAACCATTTTGATTCGTTCCATACTACACCTTCTTCCTCTTGGCACGTGGAGCAGGAGAGGATTTCTCCTCCACACTTTCCACCGCAATTCCCTCTTTCTGTGCTACGTATTCTACTAAACTTGAAACCATGTGGCATAACGCGTCTAAACGTTGAATCATCGCGTACAGGTAACGTTCTTCCACATTAACCGGCTCATCAACTTCGTGCTTACCGTGCGAATTACCTCTTTGCATACAGTGTCCTCCTACTTTGTTTAAGTTGTGCTGTCGGTTTACCTACCAGTGTTCCTTCTTTCCCATCAAGTTGATACAGTTGCGGTTTGATGAATTCGAATGTTCCTGCAATACTTTGAACTAATCTAATTTCTAATTCAGTAGTTGTTGAATTAGTTATAAATTGACGAGTACCGTTGATTCTTGAATTTGCTTTAAAAACACCATTTTCAAGAACATCCAAATATGAATCATTACTTACCTTATTTCCATCGACTGAGTATGTTGTGTTTGGTTTCACTGGAATGAATATTTTACAAGAATTCCATGCAGTCCCATTCTCCAACCGCCCAACATCTTTCCCCAACACCTTGAAATTACTGTGTAAACTCCAACGTGCATCCTCAAAACTTGGAATGAGGTTTTCCCTCTTTTGTAACAATTTATCCCCCACAATACTCTGTGCATCATACTGTGCCACGATTGCACCGTTTAGGTAACAGGTGATGGAGTAGAGTGTACCTTCAAATCTCATACCGGAAGCTTCGCTGAATTTACCAAACCTAAATACATTATTTGTAACATTTTTATTATCAGATGCAACCATTTCATCGTTAATAAATAATTTTCTACCATCTTTAACAGAAAACTTAATTTTTGTTCGAACCCCTAAGGTTAATGGAATTGTAGTTCTTAAATCAGTTCTTGTTCCATCTGTATTGGTAGTGAAAAAATAAGGTTTTCCTAAACCGTCAATATAACCATTTAAGTTTGGAAGACTACCACCCTCAGATATATTCGGATGTGATAAAGCTTGAATTTTGGATAAATTATTAGTACTTAACTCAAATTCAATTTCATCCGCAGTTATGTCACTGAATGTTGAGTAGTCGGACGTACCGTTGAACGCTAACCCACTTTTCGCGCGTGGGAGGACGGATGTGTACGGTTCGTAAGGTGTGCTGGACGTTCCTTCTTCGAGTTGGATAAAATATAATCCATCTTTAAAATTCTGCAAGGTTGGAATAATACTACCATCGCCAGGGTTAGAGTACCTAATGCCTACCCATAGAATACCGTCATTATCTGTTGTTTGGGTAATATATGTTCTACCACTAACAACCCCATTAGTAGCGGAACTAGCACTCCCACCATTAGGAATCAAGAATACACTACCTAACGAATTTGAAAAACAATTAGAAGATAATGAGTAGGATGTGTTAGGTTTTAATTTATATGACGTAGCCTTCACGTATGAATTGTTTAATAGAGATTGTTTTTGATTATCATATAAAAATGTGTAATCAACTAAATTCTTCTTCGGCACGTACTTCATCGGACGTTTGTTCACTTGTACCGCATACGGTTCGTAGGGTGTGGCGGTTGTACCTTGTTCAAGTTGAAATAAAGCGTTTTGACATTCTGACAAAGAAACCCAACCATCTGATTTTAAAAATTGAACCTTGAAATAACTAGCATTTAAGCTGTCTTTGTCAAGTAGTTGTCCATTACAATCATAGTTAGTCCCTAAGTACGTACCGTTGTAACGGTCAAATAAAGAAGTTACTATTCTTCTCGCTGTTCCTCCATTTTGTTTAAATGAGTATTTTGTATTCGGTTTAACAGGTATCCAAAATGACCATCTGCTTGATGTGTCGGTCTCGGATAATCCATTCCCATCAAACAAATTCTTCCCCTTCACACTCGGCAACACCATACGTTCCCCACGTTTTTTCTCATACGGTGCTGGTGTTGTGCCGAGGTTGAGCATGGGTTTTTTGAAAGTGAATTTACTAACGGTTGTATCATTTGACACTCGGAAGTGTGCAAAGGCTGTATCACTTGTTGTTGTAAATGCCGAACCGTAAGGAACTGCATTTATAACAGAGTTATCAGACCTAAACAAGTGTACCCTGTATGGGTTTGTTGCTCCTTGAATAGTTACCCCTGAGATAACGTAAGAAGTATTTTTTTGAACCTCTACTCTCAGACTACTATACTGGTCTACCCCTGTCGCATCTAACTCCAACGTTTCATCATCAATTACACGAGCATTAGCGTGTAATGCCCACTTTCCACTTGTGAACCCATCTATCCCATTCACAGTGAGCGTGGGTAACGGTTTCTGCATGAGTTGGATGTCCTCGATGATGATGTCGTCTGAACCTGTTGGATATTCAAATAATTGTAAAAGTTGATTTTCGGACGTACTCTTAAATGAGTATTCATATTCCTGGAATACAATTGATGGGGTGATATCTTTTAAAATGTCTTGTTGTGTTCCAGAGTCAACTAAGCGAAATGAACCAGTACCTAGTCTTGATTTAGCTTTAAATCTGATAGTATAATCCTTTAACCCAATATACACAGCCGGATGCGTACCCAATATTGGTAATGGATTAAAACTTGTAGGCTGACCACCTATCTTCCATAAGTTTAATGCCACGTCCTACACCTCCTCAACAGGAGCAGATGGTTCAACAACTTCCTCCACAGGTTCTTCAACCAACCCTAACAAGTACTCCACCGTATCCCCATTCAACTGTGTGAATGTAGTCTGCGCACCGTGTTTCTGTGTGTGCTTCACCACGATGTAGAACGTGCTAATCACTGGATACTCTTCACTTGGTTCAAACTCACTTACAATTACATCTAACTGTTTGCGTAATGTGTCTTGCTTTGTTACTGATAGTTCCATAACCCCATTCACGTTCGGTGCTTGTGGCTGTACGTATGCCATGTGTGTTTCCTCCTTTTCTATTAAGCTTTCAAGTATGCCCATGCTGACATGATGTGTGTAGCCGTATCAGAATTATATAAAAATAGTCTTGCATATCTAGCTTTAGTTGTAACTGAAACTGAATCATTTGTTTTTGTTGAAACTTTTACATCCCAATCACTACCTTGAAGAGAATTGCCGTCATTAGACCATTGAATCGTAATATTAAATTTTGCTAAATCAGATAAAACAGTAACCGCTATTTCTAAAAATCCATCAGTATCAATCCAAGAACTAGTACTATTTCCAGAAGCCGCCACACTTACCGCATTGTGTGTTTGAATCGTTGAAGCTAAACGTGCTTGAATATCAACTGGTACAATCACATCAGATGCAACCTGCCTCACTGCAAGCGGATTCGTCTGTCCTATCCCGTTACCGTTTGAATCATGTATAACTCCCATTATCCGTTCATCTCCTCATCATAAAAAACGAGAGAGGGCACACGAGCCACTCCCTCATTCACTTTTCTATTATTCTATTACAGTCCAGTTGAACCGACTAATCCACGGAAATCAGATACACCATAAGAGTATCTCATGTAACCACGGTACTTCGCTACGAAGTTGTCAAACTCTTCTGCCCACTTAAACTCAGGACGCTTTCTCCAGAAGAAGTTAAGCTCATGACGTGAACCATCTTGCAGGAACCATGCAGTATCAGAACCACCTGCAGCAGCACCTAAGTAATCCATTACCACAATTTCAATGCCCTTACCTTTTAGGTATGAGTTTGTATCATTCAAGTTACCACCAGTAATACCGTCAGACTTAAGCAAACGGATTGCAGTGTCTTCTAAAGCAGGAGGAATGATTAACTTTGTCGGAACGAACTGCACAAGGTTGCCAGCTTCATCCTTAGTTTCACGCATCTTCTTAATCGCAAGCTTAAGGTTCGCATCGTTCAGCGCACCTGTTGCAAGGTTAGAAGTTGTCGCACCAGCCGCATCAAGTAAAGGGTGGTCAGCTGCGAATAACGCTTTACCATCATAAATTGCAGATAAGCCAACTCCGCCAACGTCTTTAGAGAATCCGTTACGTAACGGCATAACCGCGTCTTTCTCCACCTTTGCACGTCCAGCACGAGCTAGAGCTTTAGGCATTTTGTTGATTTGGTTGTACTGGTCATCATCGTACATTTCACGTGTAACCATGAAACCTTGTGTAAATGCTTCGTGGATATACGTTCTTTGAAGACCAGGTGATAATGTCTTGTACTGAACTTCGTCTAACTGAGTTGTACGTTTTGTCCAGTCACCGAAAGCACCCATTCCCCATTCGATTTCACGTGCTTTGTCAGACTCTTGCACGTTATAAATACGTGAATACTGTTCAGGAAGCTCATCATATGTTTCAAAGAAAATACGACGTAATCCCGGTTCAAGCAACTTACCAAACGCTGTTTTATTATCACGGTCAGAAGCCGTGTAGTTGAATGTATTGCTAGTAGTCGGCTGTACAGGTACAGCGAACAACTGCAGGTCTAACATTTTCTCCAATTCCTTCACCTTCTATTTCTCTATTGTCGCCATTTTACATACTCATCAGGAGTCATGCGGAATGCTTTTGCAACTTTTAACTCGTCAGGAGTGAGCTGCACATCAGCTTCAGGGGTTGGCGCGGACCCACCACCGCTTATTAAACTGCCTGTGTTTTGTTCAGCAAGAAGTTCTGCTCGTATTTGAGCCTTCAAGGCTTCCACATCGACTTGATTAGTCGCAATTGTTTGTGGTTGCGTGCTGACACTATTCTGTTGTGGAGGAACATTTATTGATTTGTATTGCTTATTTAGCAGGTATGCATCCTCGATATTATCCATATTACGGCTTAACGCAAAGTTAAAAACCTCATTCGCATCAAAGTCTGCATACTTGGTAGATAACGTTTGTACTTCCTGCTGCAGACGTAAATCAAAAAGTTCAGCTTGAAGTGAATCGTACTTTGCCTGTTCAGGGTTGTAACCAACCTGTTGAGCCAATTCAGGGTCTTGTTGAACACGTTCCAAAACTTGAGAAGCAGTTGCCAACTCACGTTCCTTCCGTGCAATATCCTGTGTTTTACGAGTATAGTCACTCTGGCGTAAATAGCCACGCTGTAACTCATCTATTGAAACTTGTTCTCCATTAATCTCGTAAACTTGTGGAGTTGATTCAGGTTGAGCTTGTGTTTCTGCTTCTGTTCCAACATCAGGTTGTGCTGGTTCTGTTTGTGTCGTTTCTTGTACGACCGGTTGAACAGGTTCAGTTGACACTTGCTCAGTTTGTGCATTCTGGATTCCGCCTTCCGCTTGTTGACTTTCAGCTTCCTTCATTGCACGATATTCTAGCAAATTCATATTCTTCCTCCTAGAGTGGCTTACCGACATACGTTATCGCCTTGTTCTATTTGATTAGCTCAGACATTTCCGGATTCTGCTGGATTAACAATGCCAACTCATCGTCACTCATACCTTCTAAACCTTCTAAAATATCATTAGGAAGTCCGCCTTCCAACCCCTCTTCTTCTTGAAGTCCCAACTCACTCATCGGGTCCTCTCCTTCCATTGGGGAAGCAAGTTTCTCGGCATCACCGTAACCTTTGTTGTACGCATCGTCGTGGATTTTGCTTTCATTTTCCAGTTTTGCCTTATCTTGTTCAAGCTTATCATGTTTATCAGACAATTGTAAAATTTGTTGTTTTAACTGTTCTACTGCACCTGTAAGCTGTTCAATCGTACCGACCACCTGCTCATCGTTTGCAGTCACTTCCTCCACACTTGCTGTAAGTTGTTCAATCTGCTGCTCGACCTGCAGTTGCTGTCCACCCATACGGCGTAAGATGCTGCTCTTAACTTCCTCAGGAAGATACTGCACAACCGCTTCCCTATCCACAAGCATCTGACCGTCAGGCATACTTGTCTGAGCAAGACGTATCATCAGGTCAAGCATCGCACCACGGTTTACCGGCATCGTAGAACCAGCTGTGATTTTCACATCATACTCAAAGCTTAACGCATCCTTGCTAAACTGCTTCACATCATAACTTCCATCGTGACGTGTTACACCGACATAGCGTTCTTCTTTCCAGAATTGCTTGATACGGCTGACCCACATTCTTGCTACACGTGTAAGGTATCCTTCATACAGCTTCACCTTCAGCCTAATCCTTGCCTGACCTGCTTCCTGCAGTGCCAGCACACCTTGAGCTGTGTACACACCTGTTTCAGAGTTACCTTTGATAGAGTCAAATATCCCTGATACCTGTTCCATATCACCTTTTAACGTGTTGCCTGTTTCAGGCACGTAATTCGGCATGGATGCAGGCTGCTCACGTCTTACTTCTGTACCTGGGTTCTTCCGCAGTATCAGACCCGGACGTGAGGTAATCTTTCCTTCACCGATGCCTGAGTTCTTGTCAATCACCCACGGACTGTTAGCAGTCGTTTTCGCATTATCAATGATAGCGTTATTGATTTCATTCAAGTGCTGCTGTGGAGATAAAAGCTGCGCTACTTCCCCTTCACCCCAGAACTTGTCAGGCACATCATAATCTTTCCCTACTGCAAACGGTAATTCACCGTCATCATAAGGATTTTCTTTATCCTCCAGCACCACACCCAACTCAGGACAAATGGTAAGCACACGTCCTTTACTGAACGTTTTCCCCTCATCAAGATGTGATATGATGGATTCGTGTTCTCTTGCCCAAATCTCCAACACAAGAATCTGGTCATCCACGTTCGCATTTTTATCATTGTGCTGAACCAATTCACTGTAATTAACAGCAGACCCTGTAAAACGTTTTGCTTTACTTGGAAACCACTTCTTTAACAGGTTTTTGTGGTAGTAACGCGCATATATGATATAGCCTGCATCATCCACACTTGTTGCTAACGGGTCAGGGAAGATATTATCAGGGTTCACAAATGTTGCTTTCACGTTCTTTGTCCTTTTGTCCCACGGTAAAAACGTCACCATATTACCTGTAACAAGCATCGTAATCGCATCACGCACCGTTTTCACGCTCATGTTTTCTCTATCCCATTCGTACGTCAATACCTCTTGCCAATCATTACTATACTGCATACCCTCTGGCTGACGTGGAATGGCTTGATACTTCGGGTCATTATCAAACATGATTGGACGAATCGTTTCAATAATGCTGTACACGTAGTTACTGACCAAGTTACTCTTGTAATCTGGCAAACTCTGATTCTTAAAGTAATCACCACGGTACGCGTCCCAGTACGTTGCCCACTTCTTTGTATACGGTGCTTTACTGACCATCGCTTCTTTAAACTTCATATCCCAATGATTTGATATACTCATTTCACGCTGTTCATCACGTGTGAGCTTCTGCTTTTCCATGTCTTACCTCCCTATATTGCAAACTCGTTCTGAATTCTCTTCCTATCCTCCTCAAATAACTCATCGACCACCTCACCTACATACTTCCCACGCTGGTCAAGAGGTATCTCAGGTGTGTAAAAATCTCCCTTATCTTCCAATAATAATTGTAACATGATAGCACACGCCATGATAGTATCATCGTGCGTACCGGGTTGTGCGTTCGTTTTCCCATTGTCTTCTATGATATAGGTAAACGCTTCTGCAATCAGCAAATCATCATAAATCCCCAAATACTGTTCACGGATAAACTCAGCTAACTTGTCAATCATATACGGTTTCGTACGTGCAGTTGTTGCCCACCCTAATTTCTGCGTAACGGTATCGGCAATCTTATCAAACGTTTTACTATAGTACACATTCCAGTATTCTTCCTTCTTTATGGACGTAAGAGTCGTAAGACCGTGATTGTTAGACTCCACCCCAAGATACGCATCATTATAATAGGTAGCAAGTTTAACCAATTCCACACCGAAGAGGTCAGGGTCAATGTGCCCATGCCAACGAGCCGTAATGTCGAATTGACTATCCCCCACATAACCGCAACTAAAATCTCCGTCAACCAATCCTTCGGCAACGTCCGCACCAATACAGTAGTTTTCACCTTTAATAGGTTCTTTCCAAATACTGATATATCCTTTTGCATCTTCTTCAAACTTCACTCCACCATTCTCATCACGCATTAAGTAACCGCGTTTAATCGGTTCCTTCGTTATTGTCTGGTACTTACGAAGTGCAGGTATGTTAAATTTAGGTCTTCCGGAAGAAATGAAAGCTTCTTCGGCAGTGCTTGGATACTCCTGCATAAAGAGTTCCTCATCACCTTGACATTTATTAGCCACCGTATACCTCCTCCAATTAAGCTGTTCCCACGTGAGGTCACACTTTTCTTTAAGCATTTTCTCATACGTGAACACTTCCTTCCCACTTGAATCCCTCGTCACCGTCTCCACTTCACTGATGAGCTGCAGTCGCTCTCCTTCTGTACGGAAAGGACGTGAATATTCACCCTGTATGTACCACGGAAGGAAAATAGCAATGAAGTCGTTTAACCCTTTCTCCGCTTTTTGCCACATGTCGTGAAAGTAATCACCCACACCGTTCGCTGTACTCTCAATAATAACGTTCGTGTTTTCACTATCAGGGACACATTGCATAAGTCCAAGCATTGTTGTTTTTGGGTCAGGGAAAAAGGCAAGTTCCGACACGTGTAAGTTGTGAATAGTGGATGAACGTCCCACCTCTCCACTGCCAGCCGTGGCAATCGAAATCTTGGAACGTAATCCGGGATTCTGACGTTTCTCACTTTCTTCCGTTGTCGGATTTTCAAACTGCAACACCTTCCCATTAGCGTACTTTTTCATCGGACGGATGAGGTCTGGCAGGTACTCATAGTACAACTTACTCATGTTGAACAAGTTGCTGGATGCACCCTCCTCATGGGCAATAATCAACGTGTTTTTATTCTCATTCGTTGATGTGTCATGAAAAAGGAAACCTTCCGTAAACGTACTCATGCCCATTTGACGTGCTTTCAACAGCAGTATGCGTACAGGCTTCCCTTCTTCACGCAACGTTTTAATCTTATCCAGTACAATCCGCTGTGCATCATTCAATTTGAAGTCCACGATGTTCGCTTTCTTATCACGAATCTTCAAAAAGTTCTCACTGTACCACGGAAAATCATGCTTCAACTTGTGATAAAAGATTTGTTCCTTCGTTAATTTACTCATTACGTGCAATTGAAGCGTTCGCCCACATAATTGCTTCTTCCAACTTCGTCATAGCAAGTGATTTCTCACGACTATTCGGACAATTATAATCAATACAGTATGCCATTTCCTTTGCAAATCCACGTACTCTTCCGTATTTTTCAATCTGCTCCACGTTTGGAGTGTGATACTTAAAGTTATTTTCAATTTGCTGATTCATCATTCTACCTCCTCAAAATCCACATCAATCGTAGAGTCAATCAGTTCCTTCATCTTCTGCTCCACGGTAGTAACGGTCTTATCAATCTTAATTTCCGTCTTTTGCTTGTGTCCTGCACGGTCCAGCACGTCCTTCACAGCCTGCAGCGCTACTCCATCAATAGGACTGTTCATCAATTCACGCAATCTGTCAGTCGCCTGAAGTGTTAACGTCTTCAACTGCTGCCCCACCATCCCGTGTGTAGCATCCTGCATCTCATCAATAACGCTTTTCACGTCAGTTCTTTTGCTCCAAGCTAATATAGTGTTCGGATGCAGCTCCAATAACTGTGCAATCTTGTTATAGGAATACTGACCCGTCATATAGAGATGAACAAAACGTGCCATTTTCGGGTTGGGCAACGTGCTGATAAGGGATGTACCCTCCACCTCTTCTACAGGTACTTCCGCGATTTCCTTCTTACTTGATGAGCGTGCCATACGCTTCACCACGCTTAAACAGGTTAAAATCACTCGTTAACATACGTTCCACAATCACACCTAAATCCACGGCATTTTCTGCTTCCATAATCGCTTCAAACTCATCCAAGCAAATCACACCTTTTATATACAGCACATCAGCCAAAAATCCTACTACCGTTTTATCCAACTTCTCCCACTCCTTATGAATATTCTGATTATTTTGATGCGTAAAAAAAGACGACTACCGTGCGGAATACGTTCTACTCACTTATTTCCACATCAGGTAAATCGTCGTAAAAATCATTAATAATGTTGTGCGGCAGGTTACGTACATCCGGGTGCAGCTGAACCGCTTCTGACCCTCTCCTAGGTACATCCGGGGTTCTGGACGCTAATTCATCCTTCATGGCTTTAATACGTTGGTCAAACTCCTGCTCACGTTCCATCCGCGCTAACTCACCTTCTGTAAGAACTGCTGAATCAATTAATGGTTCTTCCTCTTCAGGTGCTTCCGGCGTTTCAAAGTCATGCATGTACCCACGTTTAGACTCAGGTGCATCCGGCACTTTGGGCAGTGTGTGCAGATTGAGTTTACGCAGGTTGAGCAGAATCACTGTACATGCAATTGTGTTAATAAACGTGAATATTGTGATAAATACGGAAATATAGACTCCTCCTTAAACCTTCATTATAACGTTATAACGTGTAATTAACGTACTTAACGTCCGATAAACCTTAATAATTACTTTGATTAGAAGTTTTTTAGTGATGACTGAAAGGAATCAATTGACGAAGTCAATTCAAAGCACGTGTGCAGTACACCTTCTAAACCCATTATACAACTGCAGTATAAAACCGTCAAGCAAAAGTTATTCCCAACGTGAAAATACTTTGACTATCTTTGACTAATACAGGTTTTGTCAGTAGTTTGATGTGGATGAACTTGGAAGCACGTTAATTAACGTGGTAAAAACGTGTGCCCCTTATGTGCAGAACATGTGTAGAATGTGTTGAGAAACGTGTGCGGTCTGTGTTCGTACGCAAAGGATAGTATTATATAGTGC